TCAAACTGCCATGTACCGACATGCTGAAAGCCTTTACCTTCCAGTAAACGGATTTGTTTCGGTGTGGTAAGGCCTTCTCTCTGACGTTTATCCAGCCGGTCTATGAGTTTAGAGGCTTTTCCTGCGCTATCGATGCTGTCTGGATAAATTCCCTTTGTTTCCAAATAGCGGAGTTGGCTTGGACTGGCCGGCCCCATTTCCCATCCGAATGCAGGGACATAGCTTGACAGGTCCTCTGCGTGGATACTCATTTCAAACTGTAGGGGATCCACAAGCTTTCGTTTTCTACGCTTCATCTCTTCCAATTGCTTTGCAAGCGCCTCTTCACGCTGCGCGACAACATCCTCGGACGCTTTCTGTTCCGCCTCCTGGATGTCCACAGGACAGCCAGCCGCCTCAATGTTTTCGGTAATCTTCTTTGCAACCTCTTCGTTTTCACAGATAAGGCTTGCCGGGTGGCACAGCTCATGGCGCTCGGTATGCCATAAAAAATCCAAAAGCAACAGTTCCGTTTTCCCCGGATACAACCGGGTTCCGCGGCCCACCATTTGACTGTAAAGGCTCCTGACCTTTGTCGGACGCAGTACAATAACGCAATCCACAGATGGGCAGTCCCAGCCTTCCGTCAAAAGCATAGAATTGCATAAGACATTGTATTTCCCTTTGTCAAACGCTTCGAGCACTTCCGCACGGTCAATGCTGTTTCCATTTACTTCTGCGGCCCGAAAGCCTTTTTCGTTCAGGATTGCTGTAAACTTTTGGCTGGTCTTCACCAGTGGAAGGAACACAACCGTCTTTCGATCCGCGCAGTTTTTCATCATCTCGTCGGCGATTTGATGTAAATACGGATCCAGAGCCGTGCCCAGGTCCCCGAGTTTAAAGTCTCCGGACTGCATTCCGACGCCTGACAAATCCAGTTTCAGCGGAATGGTCAGTGCTTTTATCGGTGACAAAAAACCGTCCCGTATCGCCTGAGGTAAGGTATATTCATAGGCAAGTGATTGAAAATATTGCCCGAGATTTTTCATATCTCCGCGGTCCGGTGTAGCGGTCACACCCAGAACATTCGCCTTATCAAAATGTGAGAGTATTTTTTGATATCCGTCGCTGATACAGTGGTGAGCCTCATCCACAATGATATCGCCGAAATAGTCCGAAGGAAATTGTTGCAGCCGTTTATCCCGGATCAGAGACTGCATGGATCCGACTACCACCCGGTACCAGCTGCCGATACAGGTCTGTTCAGCCTTTTCAACCGCACATTTCAGCCCGGTTGCCTGTGACAGCTTATCAGCTGCCTGATCCAAAAGTTCCCCCCGGTGAGCGAGCACAAGTACACGCTCACCGCAGCGGACGCGGTCTTCGATGACCTTTGCAAAAACAATGGTCTTTCCGGTTCCTGTCGGAAGCACCAGCAGCGTTTTTTGATTTCCGGTCGCCCATTCATTCTGAACCGCCGTCTTTGCCTCCTGTTGATAGGGACGCAGTTCCATCGCTTAAAATTGCCCCGGCGTGAAACCGCCGGATTGTTGAGGACCGGGCGCGCCCTTTTTCTCCTCCGGCTCATAAAATTTCTTGATTTCATTGCCGCTCCGCTCGGAACCGTCGTTTCCTTTCCACTTTTGAACACCGACTTTGCAGCGGCCTTTGGATCCGATTACAGCGTTCCAGTTCATCTGGAAATCCTCACCCTTTTTCTTTTGGCCAATGCCGATAAAGAACGCCGAGAGAAGCCCCTGTGTGCGGGTATGTAAAAAAAGGTTGTGTTTAATGGTTCCTGCCTCCTGGTTTGACGTGACATACAGGTTGATGATTGCTTTGTTACACGCCGGCAGCTTATCGCTTCCGTTATGGCGGCCTCTTTCAAAGGCAGTCACTTCAAAGTCATAATCTCCTTCTGGGAGCAACTCATATTCTGAATCTTTTGTGATGGTATCTTCCCAACTCAATTCTCTTTCCATATCGCTCATAACGTAGTCCTTTCTTTAAAACGGGAGATCTTCCCGATAGTTTTTAATAATTGCAAATACCTGCGACCACGCAGCCACAAGTACGCCCTGCACAAACTGTGGGTCATAATTTTGTATTGGCGTATCCTTTGGATAATATCCTTTCGATGCAACAGCCAGTTGAATTTCGTCCGGTGTAACCTTTTCCGGTCTCATCAGGTCCGCCAGCGCTTTCGGAATATCAGCCGGCAGCACATAATCCGTCAAAGGCATTTGTTCGGGTACCGGTACGAGTTCCGGTACGAGTTCCGGTACGAGTTCCGGTTTCGTAGTGGCGGTACTTTCCTTATCCACAACCGCATCAATGTTGGATCGAGCGACCGATGATTCCAAAACAGGAGTGATCACATTCGAAGGCTGCGTACTTTTTGTGATACAATGTGATATGTTTGCGAATGACAGATCTATTTCACTTGGCAGATCGTGTCGGTTTTTCGCGTCCCAGCACGGGTGATGCGTTGTATACAGTACGCGCTTCCCGCCCTGAGCTTTGTTTTTTCCCTTTTCAACTCCCTGATTATCTACATTGACCACATAGGTCTTGTAATTGGCAAATAGAAGCATGTCAGCCCATTCTTTCACCAACGGCGCTGTCTTTTTCTGTAATTTTAGTTCCCAACGGTCATAGGCGCCGAGCTCATCCGGTTGTTCAAATTTCCGCATCTGCGCATGGGCGTTTAATACAACATGGACACCAAACTCTGTAAGGTCTGACAGAGTATTCAGAAGCTTCCCGAATTCTTCCGCAAGGTAGATATATCCTTTGCCATATCCAAAATCCTCAATTCCGGATTTTTGCGCCTTATTGCATATTTCTGTTATACAGAGTTGTTCCGCCCAGTCTGCTGTATCGATGATGAGGCTGTCACAAATGGAGGAATGACTCTTCACATAGTCCACCTGTGACAGCAGATGTGTCCAGCTGCTCGGACGTTCCGTGCGGCGCACATCCATTTCCTTTGTGCTTCCCTCCGTGTCAATAAACAAAGGGTTAGGGAACGCCGCCGCAAACGATGATTTTCCGATACCTTCAGGACCGTAAACTACAACCTTTTGCGCCCCTCCTATTTTTCCTGTAATAATATTCAAAACTCTCCCACCTTCCATTTTTGCTCAGGTTCCGGGCCCGGCGGTTCCGCGCCTTTTACATAGCCATCCTCAATGATGATGGAACATTCGCCGCCGACACTGACACGAGTCGCAATTGCCTGTAAACCCTCGGTTTCCAGCCATTGCCCGAATTCCGTCATCGTATCAAGGTCCATCTGTTCCAACTTATCCAGCAGGACAAATCCGCATTTTGGATTCAGTTTCCGGACTATTGCGGTGGACACCTTCAACTGGTCAGAGCCGCTCATACTGTCCCATCGCTTCTCATTGTATGTAAGCTCGCCCTCCTCAACGGACAGTCCGGGCAGCGGCAAATCGGCATGATCCAGCAGATCCGTTTTTTCCTGACGGATATTTTGGATTTCCTCTGTCAGTCTGTCATACTGTTCCCGGTATGTTTTCGCGTCTTCTTCGGCCTTATCCTTGTCCAGATTTGCCCGAACCTTGATATTAATTGTTTCGATATCCATAATGCTTTTTTCCAGTACTTCTGTTGATTCATCCTGCAGATCCTGCGCGGACTTCCGGGCAATATCGAGATCCGCCATGATGGTTTTCTGTTGCAGGAGAAGACGGTCAATCTCTTGCTGGACGCTTACCGCCTGCTGTTCAAGCTCAGCCAATTTTCGCCGCTTCCGTTGATTCTCGCCGTTTTGCGCCAGCATATCCTGCTGCTTTTTTATCAATTCCGATGCCGAAACCGGTTCCTTCGGGGCATCGGGATAGTAGGTCATTTCTTTGGCGTATTTCGCTTTCTGATCCGATATCTGGCCGATTGTCAACCGACTATTGTATTTCTCCTGTTCTTCTTTTTCCAGTTCGAACAGCCGGTCACCGACACCAATGATTCGAAGCATAGTTTGCGCCTTTTCCTTGCTGGACGCCTCGATGAATTTCGGGAGATCTATTGCGAACTGTTCAACAAACTCATTTAGCAGTTGCTGTCCACCTTTATTCCCCTGGGGATCCGTCACCTTCAGGTCGCTATTTTTGCCTTTTCGTTCTACCACAAAACCATTCGACAACACGATGTGGAGGTTCGGTGGGATAACGGACCCGTCGCGAGCAGCTGCGGTCGGGCGATGCCGGTCACCGCCCAATGCCCAGGCTATCGCATCCAGCACAGAGGTTTTTCCCTGATTGTTTCTGCCACCAATGACGGTCAGGCCATTTGCAGCCGGTTCTATCTTCACAGCTTTTACCCGCTTGACATTGTCGATTTCGAGTTTATTGATCTTGATTCCCATTGCTTTTCCCCTTCCTTTCTGCTATACTTTAGTTAGTGTTTTTACTCTGCCGCCTTTGCGATTGCCGTCGCTGGGCGGTTTCCTTTTTGCGCCGACACAGTCAGGGCAAGTCACGTGCTTTCCAATCTGCCATCCACGTGTACGAGACCACTTTATAATCCAAAATTTGCTGCTGTGCTGCCACATAACTGATCGTCCGCATTTGTCGCATTGCACACCGGCAAGTATAGCCATTATTTTATCCTCCTTGTCTCGTGGCTTCTCACTCTCTTAACAGGTCTCGTAGCATATTCACTTCGCGCCGGACATAATAGCTGTTTGGATATTGCTCAGTGCAAGCCGTGTGGAAAAGCAGCCCTTCATCCCGGTACCGCATTTCTTGCCCATGTTTAATCGGGCAAAAGCATATCCTGCAGATTCCTGCGTATTCGTTTGTCATTATTTCAGCCTCCTCATTTCTGCCACCAGCCACACCAACGCCGGTATTGTAAAAGCAAACAGCACTCCGTTCTGCGGCGGAATCACCCTGGGTAATATCGTTATCAGTATCGCTACTGCTGCCAAATACACGATCAGCTTCGGCAGGGGAGGCCATTCGATTTTTCGGCGGCGCGGGTTATGTATGGTCATTTTTTCACTCCCTTACTTCAAGTAACCTGTTCTTTGTGGCTTCCGGTAAGTTTTCGGCTATCACTTCTCCGACATAGTCAAGATACGCCTGCCATTCTTCTTTCGGGATCAGCCACTTCTCGTTGATTATCGCCACGTTACCATCGGCATCAACCGTTCTTTGGGATTCATAGACCTTTTTCTCTTTGCCCGTTTTTCGGTCGATTAGGTAGGAACATACGGTGTATACCTTTGGTTTGCGTGGCATAAGATCATCTCCTTTCTGTTAAAATATGAGCCTTCGCCGCTAATGTGCGTGTCCTTATACCTTCCAGTGATAAATATTGTCGAACCTTGATATATTTTGGGGTATGTGCTAAAATGACATTAATTCATTTGTCGGAGGGCATCCATGCAAATATCGAAGATTACTGGCATAACTGTTCGTTGTCACAATTGCAGCACACAGATGGACTTTACGCTTGTTTTATTGGATAAACAGAATTTGCATCAAATCACCTGTCCCGGTTGCGGTGACCGGCTATCGGTTGACCTCGTACTACAGATTGCTAAAGCGTACAATCATGCTCTGAGTAACGTACAAGCACTGGAGGCTTATGGAGTAGTTGAGTATTTTACGAACGATTAATGTAAACCCTTGCCGCCCCTCTCCCCTTAAAAGGAGGGGTTCTTTATGTTGTAATTTTCCTTCACAACATGAATAATTTTGTTGGGAAGGAGGTGCGTGAAATGCATGAAATGACAGTTGCCGAATGCGAAGCTTTAGCCGAAGATTTATCCAGGACATATATTTCCAGTCTTGATGCTTCAAAGTGGTCTCCGGAGCAATATGTTGATAATTTTTTCGAATACAGAAAACGGATCAGAAATGAAATACTGACACTGTGTGGTCATGAAAGCTATACATACAATGATTAAGAAATCGGTCGCTTTCTGATTGCCCATTCAACATTTTTGAGAATAGCATCTGCTTCTTCCGCTGTGACATGCTCCTGCACGAGTATGTCCATGATAGCGCAGGCTATTTTTTCTGCGTTTATTTTGGCGTTACTTACTTTTACCTTTTCCATTAGACTTTACCTCCTTTCTCCCTGCTTACGCAGGGGAGTTTATTGTGTTTTCAATTCACCTCTGGTATAATTTTGTCGAGAAAGGAGGTGAAAATAATGACTGATGAAACCATGTATGAACTATCTGACACAGATTATCGACTTCTGGAATTAATTGCAAAGTACGGTCCTCTCGATAAGAATGCAATTGACAATAAGGCTAAAACTAAGATTGATGCTCTTGATTATAGGCTTGGTTGTTTAAAGCTACCACAATTCAAGCAAGTAAGTGCTGGTGTAAGGTTCCCGATTGATGACACTTCTTATATCGACGAAGAATATTCATCCGTAGAAGATAAAAAGACCCATTTTACACATATAGCCGCCACTGGCGTTTACTCTATATCACGTTTAGGTCAAAAAGTCTTGCAAGATTATAAAGCGGAACAGAAAGCTCGTAAACGAGAAACTTGGTTTAAAAGCATTTGGTGTCCGATAATAGTCGCTTTTATAACAAGCCTAGTAATAAACGGAATAGCAGTGTTGTTACCACTGATACAACAATGGCTGGCCAGCACTCCTTAAAAAATCTTTTCCAAAATACCAATGTCCTCCCCTCCTCCCTGCCATCCGTGTGCCATCATGGATGGCTTTTCTCTTTCCATCCTCCCTCTCCACCGAGAGGGGCTTTTTTATGCTGTTTGCTGTAAACCCTTGCCGCAATAAGTCGGATGTGGTATTATTTCCTTAAGCTAAATTGAGGAGGGACAAAAATGAATTGCACAACACATCCAGAAATTGAAGCCCAAGGCACATGTACTTATTGTGGAAAGCCATTTTGCTCGGAATGTCTAATCGAAGTAGACGGTAAAATGGTGTGCAAGTCCGATGTGACACGTATGTATCAAGATGCGAAGTCTGCATCACAAACTGCATCTCATCCGATCAACCTGAATGTTTCAAATGTAAACACAAACACAGCAACTACAGGCGGTTATATGGCTGTCAGCCATAAAAGCAGAATGGTAGCACTTGTTTTAGCGATATTTCTTGGCGGAATCGGCGTACATCGCTTTTATGCCGGAAAGATCGGAACTGGCATCATTTGGTTTTTTACTGCGGGCTTTTTTGGAGTTGGCTGGATTTATGACATTATCAAGGTTGCAACCGGCACATTTAAAGATGGAAATGGTCTCCCAATAAAATAATTCTCCTTTCCCCGCTCACATTTGTGGGCGGTTTCTTTATGCCGCTGGGTGATCTGTCAGACCTAAAAGATAATCAGTAGTGCACCCAAACAACAAAGCCATATCTGCAACCTTGAAGCAAGGTACAGTTTTTCCAGATTCCCATTTTCTGATGGTACTTTCACTTACCTTTAAATGATCCGCTAATTTTTTTTGCGTCCATTTCATTCTGGCACGTTCCCCTCTCATGTTGTCCGCCAATGACATATCGTCACCTCCTTTGTATCTGTTTCCGGTATGTTGTTTTCATATAATATACCTGTTTTCGGTATATGTCAATAGGTTTTCGAAAAATTTTTACCTATTTCAGGTATGTTTAAATTGACATTAAGCCCAAATAGACATATAATGAGCAAAAAGGAGTGGCGAATATGGATTTAGGCGAAAAGATAGCAAAATTACGAAAAGATTCTGGCTATACAAGAAACGAATTTGCGGCCAGATTAAAAATGTCACCAAACACTTTGAGAAATTATGAACTTGGAATTCATGAGCCGGGACACGATTTCATTATGACCATAGCAAAAGAATTTGAGGTTTCAACCGATTATCTTTTTGGCTTAACTGACAGTGTTGTGTCCAACACAAAAAAATCCCCCATCCCGGCAGAAGCCGAAACGGAGGATATATATTCAGAAGATGACCAAAAAGGCATCAATGCCTTATATGAACTCTTGGTTAGCCTTGGCTATATCAGGAAAGGGAATGATCTTACCGACACCCAAACTCGGGTATTGATCGGAATGCTTCAAATCGTGGACGCTGTCTTCGGGCAGGGAGACAACGGTGCCCCGAAGGCTGGATAGTCGTTTCATTGCCATATATACCTTAGCTATATTCGGATAATCTCTGATCGCTATCATATGTATCCCTCCCTGTGTCGGTTATGTGTCGAATCTTTACCAATAATTTCGGTACAAGCCTATTATAGAACATCCGTTCCCAGATTGCAATACCAAATTATAGGTAAAACATTATGGTGAAGAATAATTTCCTCACTCAAAAATAAAGAAAGGTTCCGAATAATGAAAATCTGCGCCGCCTATATCAGAGTTTCTACCGATGACCAACTGGAATATAGCCCGGAAAGTCAAAAGGATTTAATCCGGGATTACGCGAAAAAGCATGATATGATACTGCCGGATGCGCACATATACCAGGATGAAGGTATCAGTGGACGCACGGCAGAAAAACGCCCAGGCTTTCAAATGATGATTGGAGCCGCGAAAGAAAAGCCCCGACCATTTGATACAATCCTTGTCTGGAAATTCAGCCGTTTTGCCCGAAATCAGGAAGAAAGCATCTTATATAAAGCCATGTTGCAAAAGGAATGCGGCGTCGATGTTATTAGTGTCTCAGAGCCTCTTATAGAAGGCCCCTTCGGCAGCTTAATTGAGCGCATCATCGAATGGATGGACGAATATTATTCTATCCGCTTATCCGGAGAGGTCAAGCGCGGCATGCTTAAAAGAGTTCACGCCGGTAAGCCTGTCGCTACCGCCCCATTTGGGTATGACATATCAGAGGGTCAACTTGTAATGAACCCTGCCGAGGCCGATCTGGTCAAAATGATTTATCGTGATTTCCTTGCCGGTTGCTCCATATTATCCATTGCCGCGAAACTAAATGGCATGCAAATTAAAACAAAGCGCGGCTCGACGTGGGAGAATCGTACTGTCCGTTATATACTGGCAAATCCTGTGTACACCGGTAAACTACGCTGGTCACAAAGCGGTAAAAACGATTACCACAAGTCGCACAGTCACCGAGAGGATACCCTGCTGATTGACGGTGAGCATGATGCGATTATTGCCCCGGAAACATATCAAAAATCGATGGAGAGACTCTCACAGCAAGTTTACGCGGCAGCCAAGTATCAACGGCAGGAACAGGGCAAGAAGCCCTTTATTTTGCAAGGTCTAATGAAGTGCAGTACATGC